CCGGGATATTGGGCATCATTTCACGGATCGCCTGCGCCATTTCCTCGGCGCCGTGTGCCCGATCATTATGCTTGGAATAGCCTGCCATAGATCCGCGGTTATAATTTCCGTCCATGCTGCGGCCACGCGCATAGCTTCCATTACCATCCATACTGCGGCCATTGTCATAGCTGCCACCACCTCTGTAGGATCCACGTCCAGGCCCTTCATAGCTGCCGCCCTCATAAGGGCCGCCGTAGGAGTCTTTCCTTGAATAATCCCCACTATAACCACCCTCCAGCATCGCCAGAGTAGTTTTGATGGATTTCATCGCATGTGTGATCTGATCAATGTAAGCCACATCACCGGCCGTCAATTTGCCTCCAGACTTTTTGATCTTTTCATTGGCTTCGCGCAGGGCTTCACCAATTGATTCACACATCTGTTTCAAATCATTGATATAGTCCATGTTTATCCTCCTCGTTGTCAGGCCACTCTGGTAACGTCGATAGATGCCAACCGCCTGACAGCAATGGACGGCGTAGGCGTTACTGCAGCATCGTCTTCCGTACCGTCAACATACGCGGCAGATACGGAAACACAGCATCCGCACGGGACGGTAATGGTCGTAGACGTATTGACATGCCACACATCCTCAACCGCAGTAGGTGTTACAATCGCCACACTGTCAGGCAGAGCCACACCGTTCAGCGTGATGGCCACGGCAATGGGCGTTACCGCTCCACCAGCCGGGATGGATACGTTGCCCTGTACCGTCACTGCATACCGTGCGAACCTGTTGGTGTTGCTGCCCTGCAAAGTAAGAACCCCAGTCGTGATCGGGATGACGCATCCCTTGCCACACGGGATAGAAACGATATCAAACGGGAACGCACTGTTCAGGGCGACGTTCGCGTCAGATGAAGTTAAATACCTTGCCATAGCTGTCACCTCATCAGTTCACGAAAGTGTTTCCACCGCAGCCGCAGCCAACGGTCTGACCGCCGCAGGTGAAAATCGGCGTACGGCCATAAACGGGAGTAGTGGGCACGGGGCAGGAGTTCAGACGGTTGTACAAAGCATCGACCTCGTTGGCAAAGCCCTGAGAGATAAACGCGTTCTGAGCGGTCTGGCTTTCACGCAGCGCCGCCATGTTAAGCTGGTTCTGCAGGCCGACATTTTCACGCTGGGCAGCCGCAAGCTGACCTTTCACGCCATCCAGTTCAAGAGCGCAAAGTTTGTCGAGGATCGCCTGGGTGCCGCGGGTCTGAGCGTCGATGATGTCGCGGGTATTCTGAGCCGCCGCAGTGCGGTCCGCGCAGTTCTCAGTCGCCACGGTGTATTTCAGGTCCGCAGTAGCCGCACGGTTGTCGCAGCAGCACTGGGCCAGCTGGGACTGGAGAGCGAAATTCTGCTGCATGTCCGCGATCTGGTTGGTATACATCTGTTGAGCCAGCGCATTCTGTGCGCCGGTCACGGAAGCGGTCACGCCAGCGAATCCGTTGCAGAGCTGATTGCTGATTCCATAGACACCATCACGAATGCTGGTGATGTTGTCGTTGAGCATCTGATCACGGAAACCGCTGTTGATGTTCTGGCTGTTGTTCATCCATGGATACAGATCACCGCCGCCAAAGCCTCCGCCGAAGCCATTTCCCCAGCCGCCCAGCAAAATAAACAGCAGGATGATCCACCAGCCGTTGCCGCCCATGAAGCCGTCGTTTCCGCCGAAGCCGCTGGGCTGTACCAGCATCGTGGTGTTGGTGCCGCCGCCATTTTCATCTGTGAGAGCCATAATTAAAGTTTCCTTTCATTTTTTTATTTGCGAACCTCACTGTGCACCGTAAGGTTTACGCGCTTTATTTGCCGCCCAGCATTTGTTGAAACTGCTTCGCCATCTGCACAGCCTGGTTGTACTGCTGCTGTGTTACTTTTCCGGAATTAAGCAGCTGCTGCACCTGCTGTCGCGGATCCCCTGTGAACATGCGCTGAAACTGCTGGAACCGCTGCATCATGGCTTGCATTCCGTTCATGGGCTGCGGGCCAAGCTGATTGAAAAAGCTCATGCTTTATCCCCCTTTGTCGATATGCTTGCCAGACGTTCCTCCAGTTTTTCCCAGGTCACATAGTTGGCCATGTCAATCTTTTTTTCAGGTGGAGCAGGTGGGCGCCTGTCATAGAAAACGGTGCTGGCCTGCCCGGTGACGGACACTTCTTTAATCGCTGTGAAGCTGTCATCATTGGCTACGAACATGACTGTAGCCCCGGCCTGGACCGGGAATTCAAGTACGGCATTTTCATTCGCCGCCGGGAAGACCTCCGTCATGCGTGACACAGGCTGCTGAGCCTGCTGCTGAATGGGTTGCTGCATTTGCTGGTACTGCGGCATCTGATACTGTTGGTATTGAGGGTACATCTGAGGATAAGTTACAGGAAATCCGTTGTTATAAGCCATCATCATTCCTCCTTCTTAGACCAGTAGTAAATCGGAATCTCGTTGCTGCTGTCCCAGCTGTCATAGATGGCACCATCAATGATCGTCACCACATGGCTGCCGGTCCCTGCGACATAGGTCCCATACGGATGATCATCAGCAAAATCTCCGATGGTGTAGCAATCCGGGCATGAGTTCGGGATGATGTGCCTTTGATAACTGCTATGCGCCAGCACAGTGCCCCACACCGCATTGCTGCTCGGCATGTCATGCAGACTAAAACCGGTGGCAGCTAACAATGCATAGGCTTCTTCCCAGGGAATATCAAGAGCCTTGGCGATTGCCCTTACGGTACAGTCTCCCACGTTTCTGCCTGACGGTGACGGGTTGTACATCTCCCAGCGTGCCATGCTTCCCTCCTCGACTTTGCTGATTCAATTATGGCAAATAAAAAGCCCGGCCACCATGAAGTGGTCGGGTATCTTTCGTGCAGTTTTTGTGCAGTTTATGTTATATGCTTGTAAAGACGTTGTTCTGCGTTATAGATGATGCTTTTTGTCTGCCTGACCGACAGGTCGAATTCTTCTGCCAGTCTTTCGTATGTGATCCCATCTATCAGGCGTCTGGCTAATATGCCTCTGTCTCGTTCAGAGTGGATATACTCATTTATCAGCTCCAATATTTGGCTGTTGGTATACTCCGGCATTGCTATCCTCCTGAATGGTATACACATAATCCATCCAAACACGATTATTAACAGCATTGCCGAATATGACCACGCCCACTGCGATGACCAGCGTGATGCATGTCACCACAAGTGCTATCAAGAGGCGCTTGTTGCTTCTCTCCAATGCTGCCAGCACTCCTTCGTAACTGAAAGCAGATACTTTTGCCTGCTGCTCATCCACGTTTGCTTACCCCCTGTCGTTTTTGACAGTATAGCATATTTACGGTCATTATTCAACGCTTTCGGGCGGTTTTTCCTCAGGCTCCACGATAAACTGATCACCATTTTCGCGCGCAGCATCGACCATGCCTTCCGCGATCACATAGGCAATCACGCTGCCAAGAGCGAGGATCAGAGATGTAATGGTCTCTGCGTCGGTGGTCGGGTTTTTCAGGAAACCGACAATGCCCGTCACCAGGCCAGCGATGGCCAACCAGAATTTGCGAGATGTAAGTTTCCGGATCCAATCTGTCTTTGTCATATTATGCTCCTTTCCGCAGGTCATGCTGCAGCTCGTTGACTTTACCTTCCAAAATGAACGTCCGTTCTACGACGGAATTATGCTTGTCCACCTTTTTCTCCAGCTGCTCAAGACGATACGCGATCAGCGCCTGGCTCTTGCGGTTTGCGGCATATACGCCCCACAGGCTGAACAGCCCTGTGATCACCGCTGAGATGATCGCCAGCCCCATCTCACTCATAGCTCATCACCTCCTTCAGTGCGTTCAGCGCATAGTCCAGCGCTTTCAAGATCTTCTCCGCGTCCTTCCGCGGCAGCACCACCAGGTCCACTGCGTCGTCGCCCTGATCTGGCAGTTCCTGCTCAGGCGGCTCATGGTCATCAGGGATCTTGACCGGCCCAATCGCATCCCAGGTCTTCGGGCCACAGATACCGTCCGCCTTCAGACCATTGGCCTGTTGAAATGCCTTAACAGCCTTTTCTGTAGCACTCCCGTATTTCCCGTCCACCTCCAGCTGCGCACCGCGCACATTGAGCGCCTGTTGCAGCATGGTCACATACTCACCGGTATTGCCCCGGCGCAACGTCGGCAGGCCGTCATCATACAGCCCTGTGGGGATCAGATAATGAGTAAAGCGCACCTCGTCGAGCATGTTCTCGACCACGCCATAGGCATGGCCGCGGGCATGGATCACGCGG